ATAACTGTTGGTGCAAGTACAGATCAATTTGTTTCTAATTATCAAGTTGAAGCAAAATTAAGTACAGAATCAGATTTTAAAATTATTGCTATTGGTTCACAATTAAATTTTGAATTATTAAATGCGATAGATGATAAAGTTTATAATGTAAGAGTAAAAGCTATTAATGCTTTAGGTGTTAGTAGTACCTATGTTTCTGCTAATCATACAGTTATTGGTGCAACTGAAACTCCTAATGATGTAACTGATTTATCAATAAGTATGGTAGGTTCTAATCAAATGGAGTTATCATGGACACCAGTAATAGATTTAGATATTTCATGGTATGAGATAAGATACCAAAATGTTACAAGTGGTTCTACATGGAATGAAAGCACTCCTTTAGCTAAAGTAGTAAGAAGAAAATCTAATACTTTAACAACTAATGCTAAAACAGGTGCTTTTTTAATTAAAGCAGTTGATAAATTAGGAAATTCAAGTGCTAATGAATCTATTGTTTATACAAATATTTCAGGCTTACAAACTTATAAAAACACACAAACTTTTAGTGAGTAATTAATTATGGCAAATTTTACAGGTACATTAGACAGCAATCTTTCATTAAATATAGATAACCAAGATAGAAAAATTATAATATTAGATACTATAACTAATTTTGATGACACAGTAGGAAATATAGATAGTCCATCTGGAAATTTTGATCTAGGTGGTACAGATTCAACATCTAATCCTACTAATTCTACTGCAAATATTCAATCTTCAGGATTTTATACTTTTGCAAATACATTAACTTTAGATGCAATTTACGATACTACTTTTATGGTTGATATTGGAATGTCTACCGAAGATGAATATGATTTATTTGATTCTGGTAGAGGAGCAAGTTTATTTGAATCAGCTAAAGCACCTTTTGATGGTTCAGCAGAGGTTAAATGTGGTGCTGAAATTCAAATAGGATCATCAACAACAGGATTGGAAGATATTACATCTTTTAATAAAATTGCACAGCAAGCAACAGTAAAAGGTAGATATTTTAAATTTAGATGTAAATTAACTAATGATGATAATAAAACAAAATCAAAAATTCATACTTTATCATTTTCTGTTAATTTTGAAAAAAGGTTTGAAAGTGGAGAAGATATAGTTTCTGGAACTGGTGCTAAAGTTAATACATTCACCAATTCTTTTTTTGCAACACCCTCTATTGGTATATCTGCACAAGGTTTATCAACTGGAGATTATTATTCTATTACAAGTAAATCAAAAACAGGCTTTACAATTCAGTTCTTTAATAGTAGTGATAGTGGGATTAGTAAAACATTTGATTTTCAAGCAAATGGATATGGCTTGAAATCTTAACATAAAATTGATAAAAGGATAACATGGCTCAAGTATCAGACGTAAATTTAGCAAATCAAGGTTTCAGTGCATTTCGTACTGAATTAAATAATATATTGGCAGCAGTAAATACTTCTCATTTAGGAAGTTCAGCACCAGCTTCAGTTGCTGCTGGTACTATTTGGGTAGATACTTCTGGTGGTGTAACTGCTTATATTCTAAAATTTTATGATGGTGCGCAGCATATTAATTTAGGAACAATAAACACAACTGCAAACACAGTTGATTGGACAGATTCAGTTGTTACAGCAGACTTGTCAACTGATACAAGTCCACAACTTGGTGGAGATTTAGATATTTTAGCAAGAGGTATTACATCATCAAACACAATTATGAATTCTACACTTTCAGGTACAGGAAAAAGTTTAGTATTTGGATTTTAACAATAAATAGGAGTAAATAAATATGGCAAGCGAATTATTAAAAGTAGCACACGCAGTTGTGTCAAATTCTGAAAATGTTTTAATAAATGGAGCTAGTGGACATACATATACTATATTATCTGTAATAATGTGCGAAACTGCTGGAGCAGCAGAAACGATAGATATGTATATAGACAATGATGGTGGCGGTACTGATTTTGAAATTTTATCAGATCAAGCTATTGGTGCTAATGAAACTTTTGTATTCAATGACAAATTTGTTATTGAAGCTACCGATCATTTATGTCTTGCAACAGCAAGTTCTGCAGCAGTAGATGTAGTGGTTAGTTATTTAGATCAAACATTATAATAGGAGATTAAAAATTATGAGTGGAATTTTAAGCGATAATGTTGGAAGATCATCAGGTCTTGTAAAAGCTGCTGGTGGTGGTGGAGTAGCTGGAATAGCAACTAATTCTACATCAGGAACAGCACAAACAATTAACTCTGATAATTCTGTAACTTTTCCATTACAACCTCATGTAGTTAGTAGCCAAACTAACCAAGATAATATAACAGGAGATAATACAGATTACACAATTTTATATGCAGCTATTATAGATGTAACTTCTGACATGAATGAAGGCACTGGAGTTTTTACTGCTCCACAAGATGGAGTTTATCAAGTTAATGCTATGGTTCTTTATGATAGTGGATTTTCTGCAAGTCACACTTACGCTAATATGAGTGTTGTATCTTCAAATAGAAGTTACTTCCACCAAACTGGAACAACTGATATTAATGATAGTGGTGGTAGATCAGACCAGTTTTCTGTTGCTTGTGATTGTGATGCCAGCGATACAATAAAAGTTAACGTACAAGTTTATGGTAGTGCTAAAACTTGTGACTTGGGTGCAGATGGAAGATTAACAATAACAAAAATAAATTAAAGGAGAAAAAATGGCAACACTTACAATAACAGTAAATATCAATGACACAGATCAAAATGTTTTAAATCATGATTTAAAAGACATTAATGACTGGGTTCAATTAGCAGTTTCAGGAAAAATAAATAATTCTTGGAAAAGATTTCAAAATGAATGGACAGCTAAATTAATGAATGATGATAGTTTTACTGACGCAATACCAAGTAATAAAGCTGATTTTATTGCTTTAGTTCTTGCAAGAGCTGATTATCAAAATAGAGTTGAAAGAGGAGATTAATAGTAATTTAAAAGTTACTATAATCTTTTATAATGCAACTTTCAAAACACTTTAAGTTAGAGGAGTTTGAAAAATCTTCAACAGCTATACGTTTAGGTATTAAAAACAAAGCTGGTAGTGGAGAAATAAAAAATCTTACTGATCTTTGTTATGGAGTATTAGAACCTGTTAAAGCTAGATTTGAAAGCAAACCTGTTATTATTACTAGTGGCTATCGTAGTGAAGAATTATGTGTTGCAATTAAATCTTCCAAAACATCACAACATACAAAAGGACAAGCAGCCGACTTTGAAATAGCTGGTGTTTCTAATTTGCAAGTAGCTTTATGGATTCAAAATAATACTGACTATGATCAATTAATTCTTGAATACTGGAAAGAATCAGAAGGTGCAAATTCTGGTTGGATACATTGTAGTTTTAATCAAGACTCAAACAGAAAACAAGTTTTGACTTTTGATGGTTCTAAATATACAAACGGATTACCTGATGCAAAATGGTCAGGTGGAAAACTAACTAACTAATAGGAAAATATTATGGCTTATGGATATAGTATGAAACCAAAAAAGAAAAAAAAGAAAAAGAAAAAGAATAGAAAGAAGTAAATGGTTAAAGTAGCATCAATAACAGGAAT